CGGATTAACATACTAAAAATAAAGCCAAATGAGAAAAAACAAAAAGCAAAGAGCCTATTCCATACTTTCATCAGTACAGAAGATGTTAAAGAATATAAACAATGGTAGCGTTGTGGTAACTCGTAAATATTCAGCTAAATAAATAATTATGTTTGATATGCTTTTTGATAATAGTGATTTGGAATTGCCTAAAATAAAGCAGTCTGAATTTAATACACTTGCTACAAAAGTATTAGAAAACATTGCTAAAAGCTATAATCAAAGTTGGCACTCACGACCACTTAAAGAGGAAGAATTTCCCGATGAAAGTATATGCGATAAGTGTAAGGGGTGTGGAGTATTTGTTAATGGCGAATTTCAGTCAGATTGTTTTAAAGATAGAGAACAAGGGTGGTGCTACCATAGGTATCAAGATGCAGAAGAATTTGGAACAGAAGTGGAAACGGAATTAGAAAGTATATACGCTCTTATTGGAGTTCAAATAATTCCCGATAACGAAGATAAAAACTAAACACCATGCCACTCAACCAATTAGCCATTATAGTTATTACTATATGCTTTCAGTTTCTTTTATCATGGTTATTTGCTATGGTATATAGAAGGGTTGTGGGATATAAGGCGGACAATTACGATAAGGTGGATTTCTTTGTGAACACCAACGCTGCGCTATCCTTTGTATCTGTTATTATATCTGTTGTTCTTTACTTTTTTAAAATTATTAAATGAAAAATTTAATTAGTTTACTTCTTTATTTAATCGTTATTTTAATCTATCTTATAGTAGATAAGTTTCCTCCATTGTTTATATGGCTTGCTTGGACAGTTGGATATTTTAAAAACGATATTTACTCTTTATTTAATGATAAAAACAACCCGTAATGACCCCTATAATATCCCTATTCATTATATCCATTGCTATTGCTGTTGCACAAAATTTTGAAGTAAAAACACTTTACGTTGATAACGATGGAAGATTGTATAGAGAGTGAATTTGCCTTATCTTTGAAACCATAAAACCACCGCAATGAGTTCACTGCACCTAAGAATAAGAAAGTCCGATAAGGAAATAACCGAAGCATCTTCCCACCACATAAAAGTAGATGATACAGGTAATGACTTCTATTGCTTACCAATATGGCTAAAGAAAGTAGGGGATGGCGTATTTGCAGAACTATACTTCAATGACCTGCCGGAAGCAGTTAAAAAACAAATTGATAAAACTGAAAAAATATACTGATGACCAGAAAGCAATTTAACTCACTATGTAAACGTAAGAAACCTATAAGTATAGTGCCGGGGGAATTTGATGATTTCGTTATAGTATTTGAGAATGGCAAAAAGATAGATATTCGTGGAGGGATAGATGGCATTATAGTTAGCGAAGTAAAGAAGCCAAAGAAGAATGCCAATTCAAGGTTAATGGCAGACTTGCAACAAATGACGACTCAATATTTAGATAATTTAAGCAAAAAATACGGTAAGCCATTTTCTGATTTTCAAACCACCAACCAATGAGTAAACAACTAAAGTACGGACTTTCATTTGCGGAATTATGTGACAGGGCGCAAATAGTAACATTAAAGGTCATTGCATCTAAAGAAAGGAATGAAGCATTTGAAAAGGAATTGGATGATATATACCACGATATTCAAATACACTTAGATGAAATACCAATGACTGCTGAAATGCTACGTGGTTTTACGGTACTCAATCTCGTTAACCAATTCATATTCTCCAACGAAACCTTTGTAAGAGATGTAGATGATAACGGCGGAGTGGAAGATTCAGTGTTGCTATCAAAACTGCAAGAATCGCATAGGGCAAACTCGTTAAGGGCTTCTGCTAAAAAACACATACAAATACAAAGAGGTAGTCGGGTGGACTTAAAACTCAATTACGGCAAAAGTTCAAATTTTTGGAACATAACATTTTAAAATAAAAAACATGGACACAGGATATATCATAGCATTGATTGTATTATCAGTAATAGCTATTTTGCCAATTATAATAGATGCTATTTCGGATAATGATAGTACAGATATTTATGGGTATTAAAATTTAAAAAAAAACTCAAAAATGAAAAGAATAATCCCTCTACTTATTGTTATTGCTTCTTGCTGCACATCTTGTAACAAAGAGGCTAAGTCTTGTTGGTATTGTACATTTGGCACTACGAATGGAGTTAGTCGTAATCCTGAAACAGTATGCCAACCCGAAATGCCCATATTTACAGATAGTTTAGGAAATAATTTAAACCAAAATTGCACTATAAAATGAGTGAAAGAAAATTAAGTTTAATAACGATGGGAGCTGGTAATCCAAAAGCATTAAGAAAGACACTTGAATCATTTAAGGATGTTGCAGACGAAGTGGTTTATGGCGATTTACTTATTTGGGAGGAAGACCGCGATGAAATAAATGCCATGAAGGATGAATTTAAAATGAATATACAAAGGCTCCCGTTTAACTATATTTTTCAAATGGGGTTTTCAAGCGTATTAAACTACCTTATATCCAATGCTAAAAACGATATGGTCCTTTATACCAATACGGGGGAATATATCTACGATAATTACGGCATAAATAGTATCATAAGTGACAATCCCGATTGCAATAGTTTTTACTTCAAGCATCATACAGAATTGCACAGGTGGTTTAGGTGTTTTGACAGGAGAGATATTCAATGGTCGGGGAGATTGCACGAAGAACCAAGAGGCGATGAAAGACCTTTCCACAAGCCTATTTACTGCATGGCAGATTTTGAAAAGGATTTAGATAACCCATTTAAAGCTGCGGTTCTTAATTCAGTTAAAGAAATGGTTTATTGGAATCAGCTTATCAAAATAGTTGACAACCCAAAACTAAAGGAAGCTACCAATGACCATTGGGTAAACTTTGCAAAAGAACAATACCAAAGTATGAAAGAGAGGCTTGATAAAAAAGGTAAGCAGTATGAGGCATTTAAAACAGGCAACTTCCAAATGTTTATTGATGATATTTATACAAGCAATTACTTTAACGAAACAAAATTTGAAAGCACCGAAGGAATGAATTTTCAAGGGGCAAGGAGGGATGTGCTATGAGTATTAGAGATAGATTAAATAAAAACTCTTGGGTATTTACTTTATTAACAATAGTAGTTCTTGTTATAAAAATACTAATATCATTATGAAAATTTCAATTCTAATCCCACACTATAAAAATGGGCAAATAACAGCCCATGCAATATCAAAACTGCTTGAGTTTAAAGGCAAGCATGAGATAGAGATAATGGTTGTAGATAATAATACAGGCGATGGCAGTACCGCTTATTTAAAGCCATTTGTGAATGATATTAAGTATCAGGCTTACCCAAAAGACAAGTTACAATCACATGGCATATCCTTCGACTTTATTTTACCGTATGTAAAAACAGGTTTCTTTATTACCATTGAATCTGACAGTTATCCAACTAATGATACATGGCTTGATTATATAGAAAATCTTATTAATGATGGGTATGATAGCGGCGGTTCTTTACTCAATCTTTCAGGAGGGCAATACCAACATCCATGCGGGGCATTTTATTCTAAAAAAGTTTGGCAAGAAGCAAAGCAATACTGCAATGAAGTAGAATACGCATACTTTCCAAATATGTACACGGCAGAAGGCTTTGACTGCCACACAATGCTGCATAAAAGTATAGTTGAAAAGGTAATTGAATCCCCATACGATTACTTAGAGTTGTCAGAGGGTTACAAAGGATTAAGCAGACAGGGTTTTATAGAGAGGTTAATGTATTATTCCCCTACGGTTGCCCCATTTCATAATGGCATGGGAAAGCTAAATGAATCAGTAAAAACTTACGGACAAAGATGTTTGGAAACAGAAGTGCCAAATGTATTATTGTCTGACAAGCCTAAAATAATAAAGAGGATTGGCGAAGAACCGGGTCAATGGCTGACGTATTTTATGCTTGCAAAAGGCAAAAGGCTGTTCCATGTACCAACAGAAGTAAAATGGTTACACAATAGAGTTGGTCAGCAACAGGAATATACTGAAATGCAGAATGGTTTTAGGCATATATGGGCAGGAAGTAGTTATCTTGATATGAAAGATACCGATATGAATGATGTTTATGAATTTAAGAAAAACCAAATAGAAGAATTATATAATTCATTACCAGCAAATCAAAAAGTAAAAATATGAGCATCGGTGATACCATAAATAGCTTGACTATTATATCTGAACCGTACTCTGTATTTCATGCCGGGAAGAAAAGGAAATTTGTTGATTGTATTTGTGTATGTGGGGTAAAAAAGACTATTATACAAGCGTCTATTAAATCAGGTCGTACAAAAAGCTGTGGGTGCATTTCCCTTGAATTTAAGGATAGATTGAAGGCAAAGAAAATGCGAAGCTCATTTAATGCAATGCACAGAAGGTGTAATGAACAAGACGGCGCTCATTTTAAATATTACAAACAAAAAGGCATAATGGTTTGCGATGAGTGGAATGATTTTAAAGTATTTTATAACGACATGGAATCAACATGGCAAATGGGTCTTGAATTAGATAGGAGAAATGGTAATGAAGGGTACAATAAGTGGAATTGCAGATGGGTTACTTCTTTTGTTCAACAAACTAATAAAAGTAACACCAAATTAAATGAGCAAAAAGTTAACGAAATAAGGTATTCTAATTTATCTCAAAATGAGTTAGCGCATATATATGGCGTAAAACAAAACACAATTAGCAGAATAAAAAACAATAAAAGATGGGCGACAATTTAAATCATTCGTTTTTACACGATGGGTCAATAGGCGATGTATTTGCTAGTATCCCAACGATGAATCAGTATTACCTAAATACGGGTAATAAAGTTAATTTGTATTTAACTAACGGGCAGGTTGCTACTTATTATGAAGGAGCAACGCATCCGACAAGAAATTCTCAAGGCGAGATGGTGATGCTTAATGAAGATGCAATAGAAAAAATGAAGCCATTGCTCATGGCTCAACCATGTATCAATAGCGTGTCTATTCATAGCGGAGAGGAAATAGAGGTTGACTTAAATGAAATAAGAAGGAGTTATGTGGGGATGCCTGCCTTATCAATAAATAGATGGTATTTTTACGTTTACCCTAATTTAGCGTGCGACCTATCAATGGAGTGGCTATACGTCCCTGACTCTGAAATAGATTATGCGAAAGGGAAGATAATTATAAGTAGATCAGAGAGGTATAATAACGACAGGATAGATTACTCTTTTTTAAAAGAGTATGAGGATTTATTGATTTTTTCTGGGACTGTGAGAGAATATAATAACTTCTGTATGACATTCGATTTGAACGTAAAAAAACTACATGACAAAAACTTTCTTGAAGTAGCACAAGCTATAAAGCAATCTAAGTTTCACATAACAAACCAAACGAGTGCATTTCAGATTTCGGATGGGTTAAAGCACCCACGAATACTTGAAACTTGTGGTTTTGCGCCAAATTGTATTGTAAATGGTAAGGATGGGTATGATTTTCTTGCTCAAGTAGGATTGGAGTTTTATTTTCACAAACTAAATGGCACTATTGATGGGTATTTAGACAAACTAAAAACCCTGCATAAGCAGGGTTAATGATAAATTTTTGGTGGCTTATTATGCGTTAACCAATGCTACAAGTTGAGCGAAAGTTTCACGACAATAGTACATATTCCCGGTAGCAAGTACCTGCACCATAGAATACACATTTACTCCTGTTGAAAGACTTCTTGTAGGAGAGTTGATTGTATCAGAAACAACCACACCTGTCCCCGGTAAAGCAATTGTTTGCACGCTTGCTAATGGGATAGGGGGCTTTTGATTAATCTGATAAGCATTAATTGAAAATACATTTGCCATTTTTTGTAAATTTTATTATTAATAATGCCTAAAGGTTAAATTATTTTTTTGTTTCAGCTAAATTTTGGTATCATTGCGGTATCAAATATTTAATGAACAAGAAGTTTACAATAAGAATAAAGCCTCAACTGTATAACAAATTGTCTTCTTATGCAGAGCAAAATGGTTTTTCTACTATAATGGGATTAATAAGATACATACTCACTGAATTTTTAAAAGATAAAAACATAATATGACAAAAACAGTACTGTACGGTAAAGAATCAAGGGATAAGTTATTGATTGGAATAAAAGCTATTGTTAATGCAGTAAAAGTGACAATGGGTGCAGCAGGTAAGTGTGTTCTGATTGGGGAGATGGTTTACCATGAAGGATGGCAAGTACCATTGCCTACTAAAGTTACGAAAGACGGGTGGACAGTCACAAAGCACTTTGAATTAAGCGATGCCGTAGAAAATAGGGGTGCAATGCTTATTAAAGAAGCGGCAAGCAAGACAGTAGAAGAAGCAGGAGATGCGACTACCTGTACTTGCGTATTGGCTGGAAGCCTAATTGAAGAAGGTATGAAATTGATTGAAGGCGGCGCAAACTCCCAAGAATTAAAAAAAGGCATGGACGCAGCACTTGAATATGTGGTGAGCGAACTAACCAAAATGTCAACTCCGGTAAAAGGGGATATTGAACGAATAAGGCAAATTGCAACCGTTTCAGCTAACAATGATAAAGTAATTGGTGATTTGATAGCAGAAGCATTTGCAGAAATTGGGGATGAAGGTGTTATTGATGTAGAAGAAAGCAAAGGACTTAAAACTGAAATTAAAATAACCGATGGCTATAAATTTGATCGTGGGTGGATTAGCCAGCTATTTGTAACAAACAGGGCAAAAGATATTTGTGAATTTGAAAATCCATTGATACTTCTTTATCAAAATAGAATTAACCACCATACACAATTAGAAGCAGCTATTCAAATTTCTTTACAAAGACAAAGACCATTGTTGGTTATTGCAGAAGATTGCGTAGATGAAGGTTTGGCTTATTTAGCAGTAAATAATGCCCGTAAAAGCATTATAGTATGTGCTGTTAAGTCTCCTTTTGGTGGTGATAGAAACGAGCAGATGGAAGATATTGCACTACTTACAGGAGGTTCATATATCAGCGATATTCGTGGTATTGATATTAAAGAGGTAGAATTTGAACACTTCGGTACAGCGCAAAAAGTCGTTATTTCAAAAGGCGAAACGGTTATAATTAAGGGCAATAAAGACGAAGCTAAGTTTGAAGAATTTGTGAACGATTTGAGAATGAATTTAGCTCAAGCAAAAACAGAAGAAGAAAGAAGTCCAATAGAAAAAAGGATTGCAAGACTGACAGGTAAAGGGGCTATATTGAAAGTTGGCGCAGCTACAGAAACAGAATTAAATGAAAAATTGGACAGGGTTGATGATGCTGTAAGGGCAACCAAAGCGGCTATTGCAGAAGGGTTTGTTCCGGGCGGCGGCATAGCGTTCTTGAAAATACCATTGCCAATAGTAAAAGAGGATAATGATGGAGATATTATGAAAGGATGGAATCTTATTTTTAGTTCTATTGAAGCACCATTTGTACAAATATGTGAAAATGCAGGAGTGCATAACAATGTTTATTTTAAGATGGTGGAAGACTTGAAAAAAGAGGTTGGGAATATTGGATATAATGTACTATCCGGTAAGAAAGAAGATATGATTTTAAGTGGGGTGATTGATTCAACGAAGGCTTTAAGTAGTGCATTAAGGAATGCCGTATCTGTAGCAGGTATGGTGCTTACATCCGAGGCTTCAATTATAACAATCAATTAAAATGGCAGAACCAAAAGCAACAAATACATACGTCTTTATAATTAGAGATGCTGTAGAAAAAAAGATGGGCGATTTGATTATACCTGACAAAGGGAGGGTAAAGCCACATAGAGGAAAGATATTCAGTATCGGAGGTAAAGTAACCGACCCCGATATAAAAAAAGGTAAGGGCAATATAGCATTGTTTCATGCAGGTATTGGGTTTGAAATAGAGGTTGATGGGGTTATTTATTTAGTACTTCAAGAATCGGAAGTCATTGGTGTGCTATGAAAGCAGTGAATAACCGCATACTTGTAAAGGTAAATATGGAGCAAAAGAACTCCATGTTAGTTGGTGGCATAATGCTTTCAACGGCTATGAAGTTTGAAACAAACTATAGAGAGAAGTCGCCAGTGTTGGCAGTCGTAATAGAAGGCGATTCAAGATTGCCAAAAGGAACGATAATTTGCTGCCACCATAATCATTTCTACTCTCCGTCCCCATATCAGTTAGAAAACAATCTATTTTCAATCCCTTTTAATAAAACCATTTTTGCCACAGTAACTAAAAATGGTAATCTGAATGCTATTTGCGGAAATGTATTAGGAGAAAGAGTTAAGAAAAACCATACGTTTCACGTGGAGCATCCTGATTTTTATGTTGACCGATTGTTAGTGAAAGACAAAGGATGGACTTCTTACAAAGAAGACAGCATCATTATTTGCAGACCTAATGCCCCTTACGATATTGTGTATAATTGGAATGGAGTAGAAAGACGGGTAACAAAGGTGTCAGAAGATATGATTTGTGGATATTTAAAATAATATATTAACTTTATTGCCAAATATGTTATAATGGCAGAAAACCAAGCGGCATTTAATGACCCCATCCTGAATAGATTTTTCCTTACACCGGAAGAAAAAGCCAGCAAAGAAAAAGGCAAAGCCATATTAAAGGCTATCTACGCCACCCAAACAAGCAATGACGCTTCATTAAATTTTTTCAAAGGGAGGAACGCCCGATGGATAATGCTTTTGCTTTGGGCAAAAGGTAGTCAAAATATAAATGAGTTTTTAGACTACATGAGTATTTCTGATGGAAATAAGGCGTGGGTTAATATTGACACAACTCAAACAAGAATAGCAGCACAATTTGTAGGTACGTTAGTAGAAAGCATGGCTAAGACAAAGACTTACCCAAGCGTAAATGCGGTTGATGACGGGTCTATGACGGAAAAACAAAACAGATTGTTTGATGCGCTGTTTAGAATGCACGAAATAGAAACAATTCAAGATATTCAGCAGCAATCAGGTGTGCAATTAGAGCCAACAGGGGCTTATGTACCTGATGACGAAATGAGCGCAAAGGTTTATTTTGAAATAGAAGATAAGTTACCAAAAGAGATAAGATTTGAAAAACTGCTTTCAACTACCCAAAAGCAAATACAGTTTGAAACGGTATTGAATAGAAAAACGCTATACGACTTGACTGTATTAAATTGCGGTGTAACTAAAATAGAGAGGGTAAGTCAAGGGGAATACACGGTAAGAAAATGTGTGCCTACAAATATGGTTTACAATTTCTTTATTAATGATACTGGTAAAAATGAATTATCTCAAATAGGTGAATTTTACGGATTAAAGGTTAAGGATTTCAGATGCAAATTTGGTAAGTCAGAAGACAGACCTGATGGGTTAACTGAAAAACAAATATTTGACCTTGCGAAAATATCAACCAATAAGAATATTGGGGTGTTTAATTATATGTGGAATGACAATTGGGCATTAACCACATACAACCAAAGCAGACCGTACGATGATAGTCAAATATTAGTTTTTGATTGCGATGTAAATTTTGAGGAAGAAGAATATTATGTTTCAAAAAAAGACAATTACGGCAAAGAAAATATTACTCTTAAAAAGAATGTTCCTTATCAAATAAAAAAGAAAGACGGCACTATAATCGAGCAACCGAAGCCGGACAATGTAGAAATAATAAAGAAAAAAAAGAACACATGGATGCGTGGTGTTTATTGCCCGTATAGCGATGTAATGCTTTATTGGGGCAAAACTGATTTAATAATAACTCCATATACAAACGTAGCAACTCCCTTATCTGCCTACACAATTAATATTCCTAATAATGACGGGGAGTATGTGCCATCATTGTTTGAAAGGATTATGGAGCCGCTTAGAGAGTATCAAATTACCAAGCTAAAGAGGAAGCAGCTAATAGCGCAAATAAGACCGTCAGGCATCCGTATTGACGTTGAGAGTGCAAGAAACATTGATTTAGGTAATGGAGATACAATTGCATGGGAAGAAGTGTTAAGGATATTTAATCAGACAGGTACGGAAGTTTGGAGTAGCAAGGGATTAGACCCGTTGCAAAAAGAAGCGCCGGCTATTACAAATACAGCAGTAGATGATAGTGTAAGAAAGGTGATGGAACTTACCAATGTGTTAGCAGGAATTGTTGTAGAGATACGCCAATTAATAGGCGTTCCACAGTATCGGGATGGTAGCGATGTAGGTGATAGAACAAGTGGGGTATTGCAAGAGCAGCAAATGACAGCATCTTACAATGTGAGCGATTTTGTGTTAAATGCAAATAATCAATTGTGGGAAGAAACGTTTTATAAGTTATGCCTTCTTCATTGGAACGATATAGTAAAGCAAGAGCCTGAATCAAAAGATGATATGCTGAATACTCGTTTTGAAGTATCAGTAAAAATGAAATCAACAGATTATCAAAAGCAATTGCTTGAGGCAGATATTCAACGTTACAGCCAAATGCCGGATGCGGAAGGTAATCCTTCCATCACCCCAAAAGATGCAATGTTTCTTCGTGGAATAGAAAATGATAGGCTTGCAAGGTGGTACATGGTATCTATGTTTAATGAGAACAGGCGCAGGGCTGAAATGGATAAGTCAAAAAGAGAGCAAGCCAACATTCAATCACAGCAAGAATCATTGAAAATAAAAGGGGAAGAAGATGCTAAACTGCAAGCAGACGAATTGAAGCATAAAAAAGATTTAGCGGAATTTGAATCCTTGCAGAAAATAAAAGAGCAGATAGTAATTGGTAGTTTTGCAATAGCAGCAAAAGGTGAGGGAGCGAAAATGCCTGATTGGTTAATCCCGATTGTAACTCAATTAGTTCCTAATTTATCAATACCAATAGCACAAGAAAATAAACAGATGCAAGAGGCTTTGGCTATGCAAGCGCAACAAGAGCAGATGGCACAACAGCAACAAGAACCACCAATACAAGAAGCCGCTGAACCTATGCAAGAATCACCGCAACAAGAAATGGCAGAACCGCAACCAGTAATGGGATAATTTATGGAAGAAAACATACAGGACTTAAAGGATGAAATAGAAAAGTTAAAAAAACAAGTTGCTGTTGCAGAAGCAGCAAGAAGCATCTATGAAAATGGAGGCGCAAAGCTATATTATGCCCAACAGCGCAAAATGTCAGAAATGGCAAATGTGATGAATAAGTACAGTTTGGAAGGGTTGGATATGGCAAGTAAGTCGGATGCTACATTTGAAAGGGTTTTTAAACTGATTGAAAAAAGCGAATCTATATCTACTGCCGCCGCAGGATTAGGTACAGCAGCAGGCGTAACAGGAGATGAAAAGAAAGATACTGAAAGGAAGCCATTTAATGACAGAATAGCAGAAAGTAGGACTTAGTGAAAGAAAAAATAGAAATATATGGAACAAATGTAGTCCTACCTGAAAAACCAAAAGATGAGGATGCGCTTTATTATGGATTACCGAGGAATCAACAGAAATGGCGCAGAACACCACTTCCCGATTTTTTTGATAAGGTTGAATATGACAAACATGGCAATTTAATTTTAACGTCACAGCAAGAAGATTATGCTTCGGAAGAAGTAAGGAGGTGCAAAAATGGCGTATGGGCATGGATTGGAGAAAAGATGCGTTATATCCCAAAGCGTTATTATTTCTACTTGCAATACTACACACTTGAAGATGGCACTGCACCCGAATTTAGGGAAGCAGACAGGCTATACTATTTATTCTTTGAGCATTGGTTTGTAATACTTTGGTGTTTAGGTATAATCCGCATAAAAAAACGCCGTCAGGGTGCCTCTTCTCAATCTTGCTCCAATATACTTTACGAAGCCATTTTCTTTAAAAACTCAAACTGCGGTTTATTATCTAAAACAAAAGATGATAGCAAGGCTACATTTACCGAAATGGTAACGGCAGCGTATAGGCTATTGCCAGCATTCTTAAAGCCAAAACAGGTAAACAAAGAAGATAGCGTTACAGAACTTGTATTTGCTCATAAATCTCAAACTGTAAAAGCAGGAACAGCAGCCGGAGCAAAAGAAGAAGAAGGGCATAACTCAAAGATAAATTATAAAGCCCCTGTACTGAATGCGTATGATAGAGGAAGAATGAGTTATGTGCTTGGGGATGAATTTGGTAAGTTAGAAAAGGATGTGCCAGCATCAAGGTTGTTGGCTATTATTTCAAAGACACTTGTTAAGGGCGTAAAGCGTGTAGGCTGGATAGATATGCCATCTACGGTAAATGAAATGACGGCTGGTGGTGGTGCTGAATACAGAAAGATATGGGATAATGCAGACCAATTTAAACGAGCAATTACATTAAATAGAATTGTAAGGTTTTTTCAACCGGCTTATGAAGCATACGAAGGGTTTATTGATGAATTTGGAGATAGTGTTGTAAATGCGCCTACAGAAGAACAGTACGAATACTTAGTAAGTACATGGGTTAGGTATAATGAAGATGGCATTCAAATATCTGAACTTAATGAAGATGACATAAGATTAGGTTCAAAGTATTATGTTGAAGTAAAACGCAGGGATGGATTAACGGGAGTTGATTTAGAAGAAGAAACAAGGATGAATCCTTGTACCGAAGAAGAAGCATTTTTGTATGCAGGTGTTGGATGTGAGTACAATGCAGTTAATTTCCAAAATCAAATTAAATGGATAGAAGACCATCCTCAAGAATGCTTTTGGAGGCAAAGTAGGTTAGTACTTAAAAGGGAATCCATACCATCAATCGTTATAGGTAAGCCACCAAAAGATAATACGTCAGTAACCTATGTTGATGATGTGAAAGGTGGTTGGTTTATTCTTGAAGAACCAAGTAAAAAAAATGCGTTTTCAAATAGGTCGGGATATTTAGAGCCGCTTAATAAAATAGCTTACCAAATTGGAGTTGATACTACACAAGACAGAATAGCGGTAGCCGGTTCAAACCCTGCAATAACTGTGTTTAAAAAATCCTGCATAATTGATGGTGAAGAAACTGGACTTTACCCCGTAGCATTATGGATTTCTCCTACAAGGTTAGATATTCATTTTGATGAAGAAGTATTGAAGGCTTGTTTATTTTGGGGCTGTGAAGCAAATTATGAGATTGATAGAAGGACTGATTTTTATAGGTACTTCTGTAAGCAAAATTGTCAAAAATTTCTCACATGGACACCAAAGGTTATGATGAACCCATTGAAGCCTAATAAATTACCCGAATATGGCAGCAGGTCAGGCGACCCATTCCAATTAGCACAAATGCTACAGATAAGTAAATTATGGGCAGATGGGGATAATAATGAAGTTTATAATGGACATATACATAGGTGTAAACACAAAGGACTTATAGAGCAAGGTTTGCATTACAATCATCTTGACCGTACTAAAAGTGATTTATGGGTATCACTACAAATGGCACTTGTTCCTGTATTTGGAGAGATGCAGATACCAGCCTACATCAAGTCTGCAAGCCCAACTAAAATACTGCCTCAATACAAGATTAAAGTTTCTGCTTAGATTTTTCCTTTTCTATCTTTTCCTTAATTGCTCTATCTATAAACCTACACATAACTAAATCGTTTTTGCCTGAAAAAAGTTTAGCTAACTCATACGTTTCACGTAATATTTGAACGCTTATTTTTTCTGCTAAAGGCTTAATCTTTAATGATTTTTTCTTTATAAATGAAGAATATCCAGACCTTTCATTTTGTCTTAATTTAAATCCATAAAATTTAAATAATTCAATATAAAACTCTTCTGTATCAGAGGCTTTCTCTATACTACAAGTATCGATACTGACTATTTCGGGTTCAAAATTACTTTCTAATATTTGCCTAATTATTTTACTTTTAAAAGACATACTCCCATAAATGGCGCTTTTAATGTGCGCTTTTAGTCTGCTATTTGTATTTTTTGTAGCTCCTACATAAAAAACTTGTTTATTTATGGGATTTATCAATATGTAAATATGAATAATCATCTTTCGGAAAGCCTTTTGTACTCTTTTATAATATAATTAATCGTTTGTTGTTGAGAAAATTTGCCATTATCTTTTTTTATTTTTAATTCAGCCTGTAGAACAAGAACAAATTGCCTTACTTCTTTAGGCATTTCATATCGTATCATATATAGTTATTTAGTTACTGCAAGTTACTCTTATTTTTAATCAAAAGACAAAAATATTTACAAGTATTTGATATTTACATCAAATAAAAAATTCCCCATTAATATGGCTGACGAATTACAAGAACAACAAATACAGCAACCCGCAGTAAGCGCAGAAGTTGCTCAAATGATGGAGTTAAGTTTAAATGGCGGTATGCCTCAAACTCCGGCAGCAGAAGCGGTAATAGAAACGCCACCAGCAGAGCAAGAACAAATAATAGATGCCAATGAGTATCTTAAAACAACTCTTGGTTTTGACAGTTGGGAAGATGCTAAAACTCAAATTGAAAACTGGAAACAAAAGGCATCAGTACCGGAAGCATTCAAATTTGAAAATGAAGCAAGTGAAAAATTAGCGAAGGCTTTTTTATCCGGTAAGACAGATGAGGTTTATCAGTATTTGGATGAGCAAAGAAAACTGGATAAATACCTTTCAGCAGATGTGACAGAAGATTTGGCAGATGAGATTATAAAGATGGGCTTAAAAGTAAGCTACAAGGATTTAACGGATGCTGAAATAAATCACAAATTCAATAAGCAATATGGGCTTCCAAAAGAGCCAGTACTTGATATTTATGATGAAGATTCTGTAGAAAGACATAACGCATGGAAAGAGCAGGTAGCGGATATTAAAATGAGCAAAATAATTGATGCTAAACTCGCAAGACCACAACTTGAAACAGCAAAATCAAAATTAGTATTACCTGAATTAACGCCTACAGTTGACCAAGATTACATCCAATGGCAGAAACTAATGGAGGAAGAATCAAAATTGGAAGCGCAAATTTCAGAAGAATATAAATCCATCACTCCAAAAGATGTTGAGTTTAAAATGCTTTTTAATGATGAAGCCAATAAAATCGCATTTGAATTTCAGTACGAACCGGATGTTGAAGGTTTAAAAAAGTCCACAGATTTAGCGTCAAACATTGACAATTTATTAGGGTCTTACATATCAAACGGAAAATTTGATAAGCAAGCATTTCTAAGGGATATTCACTTTGGAAGAAATAAAGAGGCAATATTATTGACAGCTATGAATCAGGCTAAAAATGCAACTATCAAAGCGTCTTTGCCAAACAACAATGATGGAAGTGGTTTAAATAGACAGCAACCAGCATTAGAGCAAGCAACAGAATTACAGAAGCAGATGCAAAACTCATTAGCACCGTTCCAAAGGAATTAGGTGAATTTTATCAAAATCTAAATTAAAAAATCATGCCTTCAGAAATAGTACGGGGTGCAACCGGTCAGCCGGGGTCGATTGCATATCCTTCCGGTATAACAACCGCAGTCTTCAATGACTTAAACTTTGTAATCCCTGATTACATTCCGGGTCTAATCGCAAAGTATGGCAACAGTTCATATATGCTTGCAATGGAAATATTGGGTAATACCAATGTGGAACAGGTAAACACAACTACCAATACATTCTCTCACTTTGAAAAAGGTCGTATTTATGGTTCAGGCTTAGTTGCAACTAATGTAACTGGCGTTACGGCTGGTGTCGCTCAAAACGTAACATTGAAAAGCCCTGAATCTTATAACAACGGTGCAACAGGCACTCAATCACCATTCTTGCTGAATCAAACAGTAAAAATTCGTTCCAATGGTCGTAAGGCTAAGGTGACAAATATTACCCGTACAACTGGTGCATTCGTTCTTGAATTGACACCTCTTGGGAACTATGCTTTGATTACAGGTACTTCCGGCACGCAGTTAAATGCTGGTGAAGGATTAGAAACTTACGGTAATCAGCTTGCAGGTGAATCTTCTGATTCTCAAGGTACACAACAGCAGAAACTTTATCGTTATGACAATACAGCAACCGTTTTACGTGCTTCCGTAAAAGCAAGCGATTTGGCTGGAATGAACAAAACGCAAATTGATTTTGGCAATGGTAATTTTTACGAACCATACCTTGCGGTTAAGGCAATGAACACTCAAATGATGATGAACATCGAGGATGCTGTAATGGAAGGTGTGCCAAATTCAAATATTTCAGGAACAAACGGCACAGTAGGTGTATTGCCTGATGTAACCGCAAGAGGTTCAGAAGTGGATTACATCACCGGCGCATTCGCTATTGGTGATTTCCAAAATCTCACAAATGTATTGGATGCAAATGGCGGCCCTCGTGAATATCATTTCTTACAAGATTTGTTACAACGTCAAGACATTAATAACCTGTTGTTTGGTATCTATAAAAATGGTGCGATTTCTTACGGGTCAGTAGGTTTTAGTCAGGAAGCGGCTACTTCTTATGGTTTTAGCGGTTTCTCTACTGATACGTTTGATTTTCATTTCCATCGTTATAAAGGATTTACTGCACAGGCTGTGTTTGGTTATGTGCCAACTCAAGGCGACTACAGGGCTAACTTCGGTTTCGCTGTACCACAGGGTATGACACAAGATGCAAAAGACAGCAGCACCCGTCCTTATATGCAGTGGGTTTACCAACAGAACCCTGATATTCCAGCCGGACAAAGGATTTACTCATGGGAACTTGGTTACACAAAAGCCACTAAAACAACAGAGGCTTCAAACAAGTATGAGCAGATTGCTTATGTAGGTTCAAGGGTAACAGCAGCAGAACAGTTCGCTATATTAAAAGGAATTGTTTCTTAATAAGTAAGTAATAACGGGAGTGTCAATTTCGGCACTCCCTAATTTTTAAATAAAATAAAATGGCAAAGGCAGACGCTTCAACTCTCGAAGCCCCTTTAAAAAAAGAGGGCAAAGGTACATTCTTACCGGATTTTAAATTTGATATTGGTAAGAAATATGTTTTTGAATTGGCATCAAAAAATTTGGAAAGAGATTTACCAGTTTTTGATATGGTCACAAAAAGACCAGCACCGCATAAAGAATTTCCTCCATACAGAAACATAGTTCTTACATCTCAAATTGTATGGGAAGGAGAAAGAAGAACATTGAGGTATTACGATGGTTGTACTACTCTTTTTGTAGATGAACAGCCAAAGGACAAGGAAATGATTGACCAGCTAATAAAGCAAAGTAAAAAAAGAGCTTTCATAGATGGCAAATTCAGTTGTTTTGGGGAGGATAGAATGTTGCTTATTTATCTTAATATTTGTAGCTGGAATACAGAAAGCGAATACAGGACAAGAACAGCAGAGGGTATATTTACCCCACAAAATCCTGATAAGAAAGCAGCAGCTAAATCAGAAAGGTTAGACTTGATTGAAGAAGCATTAGGATTGGCTAAAAATGCAAGCGTTTCTAAAATGTTTATGCACGCTAATTACTTAGGATTGCCTGATGTGGATTGGGATAGCGATAATAAACTCTCTGATAAAGAAATGAGGACTGCATATCGTGAAGAAGCGGCAAGAGACCCTAAAAGATTTATTGATTCATTTGGCAATAAGGCTATCGAAATAAAGTACTATATTACACAAGCATTGATGAATAGGGTTATCGGAAATAAAATGAACCCTAACAAAGTGTCTTGGTTGCAAAGTGGTAAAGAAATATGCGACATTTCAGGGCTTAAATCAGATGAAGCAATTGCACAGAAGTTGTTTGAGTTTAGCCAAACGGAAGATGGCGAAGAATTTAAAATACAATTGAAGGCTTTTAGTGAAAAGTAAGTAGCTAATTAATGATAATGTGAACAGCCTGTTTTTGTAATAAGAACAGGCTGTTTTTAAATAAATTCTAAATGAGCAAGTGGCATATATATAAAGTAGAGAACCCAATGGGGCTTGTGTATATAGGTGCATCGAATGACATTTCTGCAAGGCTTAGGAATCATAAGGCTAAAACAAATCATTATTCATTATTAAGTCAGTCAATTGAAATGTACGGGTACGAATCTCATGTATTTTCAGTAATAGACATAGCTGAATCAAAAATAGAATCAGAATGCAAAGAAATGTTTTGGATTAGAACCTATATGTGCAATAGAAATAAATTTCCTGAAATGAACGGTCTTAATAAAACAGATGGCGGCGTTGGGGCTTATGGGCATACTGGGGCATTCAAAGGGGCTAAAAAGCCAAAAGAAATGTGTAACGCTATTTCAAGGGGAAAATTTAAAAAGGTATTTCAGTACACACTGGATAATGTGTTTGTAAGGGAGTATGAATCAGGATTGTCTGCTGCAAAAGAACATGGGGTTACAAATAAGGCAATTAGTAGAGCGGCATTAGGTAAAATAAAAACCTGTAAGGGATATATTTTTAGGTATGATTAACGTTAATTATTTATACCAATATACACTTGATTTGATTTTAAAAAATCAAGCAGGTGGATTGGGTAATGAACAATGGGAGCGGTATTGGAATGCTGAACAAAATGCTTACCAAGCCGATTTGTTGGGTAGGTGGCAAGCAAGGAATAATGGCAAAACAGGAATCAATACGGGGCTTATTCAGGATGAAACTATAATGCAAAAACTTGCACCATTTACATATCCCGGTTCTTTGACTATTGTAGCTGGTAATGCAGATAAGCCTACCGATTTCGTTTATAGGTTAGCATTTAGAGTGAATGGAGTTGATTGCTACAAGATAAACCACAATCAAATTGCAACCGTAAACGACAGCGTAATTGATGCGCCAAGCATAACTACTAATACATACTATTTTGTTGAGTATGAAGATTACTATTACATCTTGCCGCACACATTACCTACACAAACAATTACAACGGCAGAGTTAGACTACATAAAAACACCAATAGATGTAAAGTGGGGGTTCACTTATGATAACGATGGAAGGCAGGTTTACGATATTGGTAGCAGCGTTCAGCCTCAATGGTTGCCGGATGATTGCAGGGAGATATGCAAAAGAGTTTTAAAAACAATAGGAGTTGCATTTAAGGATTCTGATTTTTCAAACTTTGGGGCTTCGGTACAAAATTCAGGAAATTAAAATTATAATAAAATGGGAAGTACATTAACAACAACTAATTTATTGGTTACTATTACAGAGGCTTTCACTTCTAATGGTCAACCATTATCATACACAAACCAAGTAACGTTTGCAGGTATAAAGCCAAATGATGCAAGGGTTATGTCGATACCATTTGCAAGTGAAATAACAGTAGTTGACTTTGCCGCAGCCGCAGCCGCAGGAACATTTATAGCTGCTAATGTAAAGTATATCCGAATAACAAATAAGGATGACACAAACTTTGTTCGTATTAGGGTTACGGAAACAAGCGGTCAAACATTCGATGTTAAAGTAAATCCCGGAACATCGTTCATGTTGAGTAATGTAAAGGAAAGCGCAAATACTGGCGGTGGAGCATTTTCTGCTTTTGTAGATGCGGATAATATTTCTGCACAAGCAGACACGGCGGCAGTAGATATTGAGTACCTTGTAGCATCAATATAATAAATGGCATCATTAATAGCATATAGCAAAAAGCAACTTATCCAAAGGATTCGTCAGCACATGGCTGATAATTTCCCTTCGTCAGAATTTGGTGCTACTACCAACGAAGTTCTTTTATATATTGACCAAGCATTAGCAACAACTATGATTGGTCAGGTTTGGCAGGGGGCTAAACTTGAAGGCAATATCGCCATGCCGGAAGCATACCTTACTACTTATCTTCTGCCGTCATTAGCACAAGACGATGCTACTGGTTATTGGTACACCACATTGCCACAGCCGCCGGTAAGTTTGCCATTGGGTTATAGCATTGATGATATTTACTTTGCTAAAAGTGGATATGGTAAAGGGCTTCCTGTATTTATGATTAAGCAAAAAAGAGTTTCGTATAGAAATAATATGCCAATGCCAATGGGAGTTCGAGCTTGGGTTGAAGGTAGTAAACTTACATTGGTTGCAAGCGATGGCAGTTCGTTATTAAATGAACCGTTATATGCAAGGATGGCATCTACAAGAACAAGTAGTTTAACTGATACAATGAATTTACCGGACGATGCACTTGAATCAATATTTATGAACGTAGTCGGCAAATTGAAAGATAGAATGCAAATACCAAAAGACATAATTGCTGATGATATTTCAGCAGGTAATAAATCAAGTTAAATTTATTTTATGGCAAAATCAGTAAAAAAAGAAGAAGTATTGGATGAACCAATTAATTCAGAAATTGAAGTTACGCCGGAAACAGATGAAGTAGTATTCCTTCGCAAATTGATGCAGATACAAGAAGATGGCGGGTGGGGCAGGCATTTACATTCAGTAATTAACGAAAGGATAAACAAATTAAAAGGTGAGTAGTTCTATAACGGCATATACTCCTTTGATTAGCATTTGTTCAATGGCATTGGATGAAATGGACAAAAGCGTTGCAGACCTTGACAAGTTATGGGTTTTAGGGCATAGGGCATACACAGATGTAACAGCAGATTTTGCGGGTCAGCCTATAACTGTAAGAATACCCAAACTACCCAACCAAACTGTTCCATTCCCTTCTAATTGCCGTACATGGAGCAAAATAGGAATACTTGATGATAAGGGTCAAATTAATACATTAAGAATTAATAATGCGCTTACCACATTTAGGGATGACAACCCAAACCGACTACAAGACTTAACACCGAATATAAATAATAGCATAGGTAGTCAGGCATTAGTGCCATACTATTCTAATTTTTATTATGGCGGTGCAGTTTATCAGCTTTTTGGAGTAGGTAATGGAGTTATCACTTATGGGGATTGCAAAGTAGATGAAGTAAATAGGCTTGTGATTCTTGGTACAGAATTTAAGTATGATTCTATAATGTTCGAGTATTTGCCTTCACCGGAAACGGATTCAAATTTTCTTGTGCCAACCATTTTGCAGGAAGCAATAATAGCTTTTATAAAATGGAAACTAAAAACAGGCTCTTATCAAGAGTGGATAGGTGAATGCACTAAGGCAAGGAGAAGGATGCCAAACAAAAAGGTTGTATTGCAGACTATCAATCAAGTCATTCGTGAATCACAAGCAATGAAACTAAGGAGTTAATGGCAAGCACAACTAAAATATTGTTTAATGATTTCGTAGCTATAGAACGTGATTTAAATAACATCATACCAACTGATGAAGATGAGGTATTAAGTGGTACGGTAAAAGCTGTTTCTATATTTGTAACTCAAGTGTCAGAAGAAGATATTGTATTATACAAAAAAACATCTTCGTATTCGGAAGATGGTAATCCATTTGATTTAGCACATGAAAGTGATGTTTATTTAAGAAATCCAGTAGTAGATTTACCATAATGCAAGCGACACCACAAATAAAACAATTCAGCGGTTTTCTAAATACAGATGAAGTCTGGTTAGATATACCAGAATTTGAAGGCATTTATCAAATAAGTACATTATTTAGAGTAAAGGCACTTAATAGGGTTGTACATACAGGTAGATATGGTGGATTTAGGACGATTTCAGAGAGGGTATGCGCTACATTTACATACCCTAATGGTTACATTGGAGTAAAGCTATACAAAAAACAAAAAGAGTACTCATGCCTTTTACATAGGTTGATTGCGGCTGCATTTATACCAAATCCAGAAAATAAGCCATGCGTAAATCATAAAAATGGGATTAAAAGTGACAATGAAATAGAAAATTTAGAATGGTGTACTTATTCAGAAAATTCAAATCACGCATATAGTACTGGACTTCAAAAAGGTTTAAAGCCTGAAAAGTCATTTTTTTATGGCAAAAAAGGCAAATTATCTTTTGGGGCTAAACAGATAGGCGGATTAAACCCAAACTCAAAGAAAATTCGGTGTACTACATTGAATATTGCATTTAATTCATCAGCAGAAGCTGCAAGGGAATTGGGTATTTGTGCAAGCGAAATAAGTAATGTTTTAAATCACAAACAGACACAAGTGTGTGGACTTAATTTTATATTTATTTAGAAATGGTAGATATTAAGCATTTTAGTGGGAGATTAAATACGGATGATAGCAATGAAACGCTATTGTCGTCTGACCATAAGTTTGCTATAAATGGAAGATTTAGGGGTGCATCTAATAATTTAAGGTTTGAAAATGTAGAAGGGAATACATTGGTTCATAACCCATACCTTCCAGCAGGTAAAAATGAATGTATTGGGGCTTATTTCGATGAAATAAATAAACGCATCATTTCGTTCAACTATAACTCACTTGGAAATCATGCCATATATCAGCATAGCTTAATTACAGGATTATGGCTTCGTATTATTCAGGTTGGTTATAATACCACCGGAGATATTTTAGCTTTTGATTTGGATAATCCAATATATGCAGTTAAGATTCTTTATGGTGATGCTATACAAGGAGATACTATTTATTGGAACAATTGCCAAAAAGAGCCTTGCCAAGTAAATATTGAGAGAGCTTTGGCTGGTGGGTACGGCAGCATAAAAAGAAGTTACATCAATGTAATAAAAGCACCATCTATAATGCCCCCTGCTGTTACTTATGAAAACGATTCTACTGTAACAGTAAATAATTTTAGAAGGCAACTATTGGTTTATAAAACAAGGTTTGTATATAGTAATCTTGATAAAAGCGTATGGAGTTCTATTAGCGAACTTCCATTGCCGATAAACTACATGGACACAGCTATTGATAAAGACCCAACAAAAAATTGCAGGGTAGCCGTAGTAGTCCAAACAGGAGATAACGATGTAGCAAAAATAGAAGTTGCGGCAGCTTTGAGTGAAGGCAATGTTTATGGAGATTTTTTTGAAATAGCGGTGCTTGATAAAACGGTATTATCAATTCCAAGCAATGACCTATATACATTTCGTTTTTATAATAATCAAGCATACATTCCAATTGACGTAGAAGAAAGTATTCAAGAGTTTGATTTAGTCCCATTGAAAGCCCTTGCACTTGAGATATTAAATGGTAATGTTCCTATTTATGGGGCTATAACAGAAGGGTATGATAAAACAGTAGTAGCTGCCACTTCTACATCAGGTAGTGAAACACAACAAACAACCCAATATCCTTATATATTTTTAGCTAATCAATCAGGAGATAGCGGTTTTGGGACAGGAGATATACATATAGTTGTGATAGGCACTATAACGCCGGGAGACCAATTTTTTGTAGTTACAAGTAATTTCACTTTAGGGTATTCGGGGTTAGTAGGCTCTACTGCTGATGTTATAAATGGGTTAGCCGCAATAGCTGTTTCGGATGGGTTTACTGTTGTGTCTTCTGATACAGAAAATCTTGTGATAAATAAAACAGGCGAATCGTTATTAAGGACTAATTCAGTTCCTTTATTTTTGCCTGTAACTGATTCTTTTGTTTACGATAGAAATTCAAGATATAATTATGTTATTGTTTATTTTGATGCAGCAGGAAGGACTATTGGTAGTTTGACAAGTGACGGGATGAATTTCCAAACTATTAATTATACTGAATCAACATTTATACCGAACATCCCAAAAATAGGATTTTCAATTAGCAGCCGCCCACCATTATATGCCGCATATTATCAAATTGCAAGAACTAAAAATCTGACTAAATTAAAGAAAATAGAGTGGGTTAGTGATAGGACTTATAAAGATGCAGATTTCGCTTATATAAGTATTGAAAGTTTAAATGTATTTATTGCACAAAACCCATCATCTAAATTCTTAGCATGGGATGTGTCTTCAAATGATAGAATAAGGTTTTATAAAGTTCTTAGCGGTAGCGTAAATACAGTTTATACTAATCAGGACTTTCAAATACAAAGTCAGGTATTTAATCCAACAATAAACGGCACTATTCATACAGGACAATTTATAAAGATTGCATTGCCTACAACAAGCGGAACATTTAATTTTGGGACTGTTGACTTCTTTAATTATTTTATTGAATTATATACGCCTGCACAATCAGTAGCAAACGGACTTGATTTTGATTATGAATTTGGCGTGAGATATGCCATTGGCAATCCCGGAACGGCAACTGCATTCCATCAAGGTCAATTGCAAAATCAAACGTCAAACTTATCACAACCGGCTACATTTGAATTTACAAAAGGAGATTATTATTATAGGAATAGAGTAATAAATGCAGGTGACACCATTTCATATAGTTTAGGAGCGCAAACCTTATCTCCAAGTGATAGACTTGCTCAATCCTTAGTAAACCAAACTTTACCAAGCACTAATTACGCAGTAGCAGAAACGGTAACTCAAGGCACTTTTGTAAATAATTACAGTTCTCCGGGATGGACAATAAATGTAAATACAGGCACTTACGTTTGGACGGTAAAAGGTACGATAAACTTGAGGGCTGTAACTACAACGGTTCAGAATTTCAGAATACAGCTTTATGTTGTTTATGGCACTACATCTGTGCTTTATCCATTAGGCAATCAAACGGGAGCGACCGCAGGTGATAACATAACATTTACAGTAAGCACATCTATAACAATGCCGCCAAATAGCAAATGTTTTTTGGTGATGAATTGCAGCGATTCGGCATTTAGACTTGATGTAGTTTCAGGTGACATAACTTATTCCGATGCTTCAAAGACTTTTACCATTGGTGTAGTTGACCCTAACTTTTCAGATTTTTTTCAAAGTGCAGTAAATTCAAATGGTCGTCCGTGGATTGTTGATTCTAACGCAGCGCAAGTATTTAATCCCACATTAATGAGATGGGGACTTGCATACCAGCCTAATACAAACATTAATCAAACCAATAGGTTTAAGCCTTTAAATTTCAATGAAATTGACAGGTCGAAAGGAAAGATACAAGTGTATAAGGTAAGAGAAAATATCCTTAGAATAATACAAGAACGAGGGTGTGGTAAAATGGGCATCTATGCCAAGTATCTACAAGATACAAATGGGAAACAAGTAGTAACAACAACCGATGACATAATAACTAAAAACAATATTGATTATTATGAAGGAGTGTTTGGAGTAGGGAATCAACCTACAGGTTTCGTTAGCGGTAAAAATCAAGATTATTTCATAGACCCAGTTCGAGGGTATCAATTAAGGTTAAGTAATGATGGATTAAGCCCCATAAGTGAAATATATAAAGGGCAATTTTTTATTCAACCTTTATTCATACCGTATAACGACCCGTATCAAAGGGCTACGGGTGGGTATTCTAAAATACTTGGATATTATAATTATGCAGAAGAAGAATGTGTAATGTCATTGCAAAGCGGTACTTACAATGGTAAATCTATCGAAAACTATACATTCTCATTCAACGAAAAACGTAATTCATATTGCTCATTTTTTGACTTTAATCCTGAATGGATAATTAGCGCAGAAGATATAACCTATAGCTGGAAAAATGGGCAAATGTGGGTTCATAATAACAAGATTGATTACACTTCTTTTTATGGAACAAAATACAACCCATCTATACTAATTGTATTTAATGATAAGGTTGGATTGAAAAAAACGCCATTAGCAATAGGGTATCAATCAAATGTATTGTGGACGGCACCGGAGAACGGAGATATATTGACAAGTCAGCCAAATTCACAAACAGGAATGCCGCAAATAAGTAAGCTAAAAGACTTCAATTTCTCAATAATAGAAGGTGAGTATATCGCATCTTTGCAAAGGGATATAAACAGCAGAGCGAACCCATTGGACGCATGGTATAATGGAGATTATTTGAAAGGAGTTTGGATGCAAATAAAACTTACTTATCATGGTAATGATTTTGCGTATCTTTATTTGCCATATATGAAGTATGAGGTTTCAAATCCTAATTTTTGATAAATACAATTTAAAAGGAGGCATATTATGGGATTAGAATCATTAATAGGAGCGGCAGCAGGCGGCACGCCGTGGGGTGCTATTGCTACCGGAATAGGTGGACTTACAAAGCTATTTGGCGGAAATAGTCAAAAGGGAGAAGGGAGAAGGTTGCTTAAAGAGATAGGCGATTCCCCTGACGAAGCAGTGCCAAACGAGGTGTTGCAAAATCAGCGTATGGCTACTTTAAGAGCCGCTACTGGACTTCCATCAGAACAGTATAACCAAGCGATGAAGAACCTGCAAAGGCAGCAATTAATGTCTTTGAGAGGCGCAAGTGATAGGCGTGGCGGATTGTTGACATTAGCCGGGAATCAACAAGCGTATAATGATGCGTTACTAAATCTTGATGTGGCAAATGCAAATGCAAGAATTGGGAATGAAAATACCCTTTACAAAATAAATCAAAATGTAGCAGGATGGAAAGATAAGGTTTGGGGGAATAATGTGAGAGATAAGTGGAACAGGAAATACCAATACGGCATGAGTTTATTAGGTGCGGGTAATCAAAACGCTTCAAATGGAACAGACCAATTACTTGCCGGTGGAGTATCTGCATTAAGTGGGTTAAAGTTCGGAGGCAAAAAGAAAGCCCCGTCAGGAGATTTTGTAGATAGGACGGATTTTGATATATTCCAATAAATAAGGCATTCATAATGAGTTACAATCCCAATCAAAAAATACAGGCTCCATTCGGTGATATTTACAGCATTGGCAGTCCATATTTGGACAGGCTATCAAATAGGCTTTATACAGAAGAACAAGCAAAAAAACAACAAGAAGCAAGGGAGGCCAAAGCACTTGATGATGAATTTGCTAAAAATATGGCAGGCATAAGGGATGCCGATATACCTGATTTAACTAAGGCTTACGGGGATTGGAAATTGGCTGATCAGGTTCTTATGAAGAAAGGCAATGCTACACCGGAAGAACAATTAGCAGTTTTAAAAAAGAAGGCTGATATGTACAATATTCTTTCAAAAAGCAAAGCACAAAGAGAAGCTGAAAAAGCACAAGGTGGTGATTTAATCAAAAACCCGAATAGGTATGTAAGGGATGCTCATGGGCAACTTATTAATATAATGAAAATTCCCGTAAGTAAAATTGGAGATAATGACCCATTTGACCCATTAAAATACAAGGGCAACGCAACTAATTTTGCTCCATTGATAAAAACAGCCGCAGGAAGTCCAAGAGATATGGAAGACGAGGTTGTAGTAAACCCAAATGGATTACAAAAAGAAGTTACAAAAGTAAAAAGGCTTAATAATGCGAATGAGTTTTTTGATACATTGAGAAGTGGAATTGTAGGTAGTCAAGGTGCTGATGATTTTATAAGAACATTTGGCAACATATCCCCTGAATCCTATAAACTTACAGAAGACCAGTACAATCAAATGATGGCTGACCCTGTAATGGCAAAAAGGTTCGGCAACCCAAAACCTTTACCTCCAACAGAAGATTTAACTGATATTGAAAAAGCCGCTAAATACGTGGCTATGCAACACGCATTAGTTAATCATCCTATTACACAAGTAGGAAAAATATTAACCGATGCAGGTGCAATGCAGAAAGCTAAAAACGCAGAATGGGATAGGAGAAATAGGATTACGTTTGGTCAAAGTATGCAAAAAATAGCCGCAAATAAAGCAGCCGGTCTTGCACCACCTGAAACGGGTTATCTTTCAGATAGTGTAGCAGATGAAGTAGGAGAAAATGTAGAATTGCCAACACCTATTGCAAATGCTATTGGATTAGCCCCCGGTACAAAAGTAAAATTAGTTTATGCAGATAAAGTTGACCCTGTAAGATTGGATTTAATAAGGGCGAGAGATTTGTCTAAACGTCAAACGGGAGTAGAGGGCATAATGATACCTCAACCAAATGGCACAGATAGGGAAGCGTTTGTTGTAAACTTAGGTACAGGTGATTGGGTTGGAAAAGGTGGCGAGCCAATAAGCCGTGAAAGAGTTAAGGATGATTATATCAATAAGAACTCCGGTTCAAAACTTAAATCACAAATGAATACAAAGGCAAGTGAAAATACAAAAGGTGCTGCACAAAAAGAAATGACACTTGCAGAAAAAATGAAAGCTGCTAAAAAACAAAAGTAAATGGACGAGAAGCAAATACAATTCTTATTTGATAACTATGCTAAAGGCAAAGGGTTTAAGGATATTAATGAGTTCCGTTCATTAATGGGAGATGAAGGTAGCAGAAAGATTTTCTTTGATGATAGCAATAAAGAGTTAGGATTTAAAGACTATAATGACTTTGAAGAAACTATTGGTGTAAAAAAAAAGCCAAGTTCAAACAATGGTGCTACACCTTTGGAAGCTGGCTCATCCGTTACTCCAAATCTTGAAACAGAAATACCATTAGTAGATATAGGTGCTGCAAGACCAGAAGATAATACATTTCAAGGCAACACTCCGGGCGAAGATGATATTATAGGTCAGGCTCAATATGCAGATGAATTAAGAAAAAGAACCAAGACTGTAGCAGGTAGAACTATGCCTGATGAAGAAGCCGCTGTATATGCAGGTAGCGTAGAAAAAGGACTTGAAGCTAAAGGTTACGATGCTAAAAAAATTGCACAGGATTTTACCGGCATACCTGATTATGCTTTCAATGTAAAAGGATTAAGTAAGCCTGAATTGCTTGAAAAATATAAATCTAACAAGCCTCAATACGAAAGGAATATCGCTACGGCAAAAGCACAATCTGCATTAAGAGATGAACTTTACAAATTGCCAAATGGCAGGCAGTTATGGGCTGATGTAGTTAGTAGTTATAATGCAGCAGGGGTTGGAGATGCGGCACAACAAAGAGAAAATTTAAGAAGGATAGTATCTGTTGCTAATTCTTATGGTGGTGAGAAGTCGGATGAAATTGTAAAGAATTTAGGCATTGATTTTTCAAATTTATATGGTAAAGAATCACTTGATGTTGCTAACATTGAGAAAGACCCAAAGAGTGCTGTACTAAATAATATTCAGTTAGGGGCATGGCATTTATTGGAAGATACAAAACCAAACGAATTAAATAAATACAAGGCTGCATTATTAGATGACAAGGATATTAAAGATAATCCAGAAGCGAAACTACAAAAGCAAGAAGCTGGCAGGCAACTTGAATTACTCGGTGCTACATTGCAGAAAAGCTATGCACAAGAGAAACTTAATCCAATATTAAAAGAGTATAATAATTTATTGGACAAGGATAATTTGTATGGACTTTCACCGGAAGAACAAGTAAGAAAAGTTCAACTTGAACACGATGGCAAACCATTCGCTGATATAATCCAACAAGTAAATGATAATGAAAGTACATTGACAAGTCGTTACCCAATGTCAAGCTACCTTGATGCAAATAACTTTGCACAAGAATTAGTAGGGCAAAAGCATACAGGATTAGGATGGCTTGCAGCAGAAACGGGTAAGGCAACAGAAAATACAGCAAAGGGTATTTGGGATATTGTTTCAGAACCATTTAGGTCGGATGAAAATAGCAATCTGCATCAAGCAGAAATTTTAGGTAGCAGCAATCTATCTCAAAACAGCGCATATCTTAAACAAGAAAATCAACTGCAAAAATCATTTAAGCCTGAATTGTCCGAAGAATTACAGAAGGATATTGACGCTATAAAAAATGACCCGTCATTAAGTGATAGCCAAAAGTTATCAAAAGCATCTGACTTATTAATGAGTAGGTCAGGTGAATGGCGTAGAAGCCCCGTAGAGAACGGGGAAACAAACATAGGGCTTACTTCATTGATGTATGGAGTTGGTGGACTTGCTGCTAACCTTGCACCATTTGTGTTGGGTGATTTAGTTACAGGTGGCGGTGTAAATGCAGGTGCTTTAAAGAAGTTCTCATCAATGTTTACAAGTGCAGCAGCAACAAGTTTCCATGATGCTTATGTGGATGCGTTAAAGAGAGGTGAAGAAAATCCATTTGCTCATGCAGCAAGGGTAACTGCTATCAACAGCGCAGCACTTGCAGGGGCAGATGCTCCGGCAGCTATTCGTAAAATGATTGGTGGTGAAACTGCTATTGGAAAGTTAGTTAGTAAAATGACTGATGATGAGATTGCAGCAGCATTAAAAGAAAGCCCTAAGGCATTAACTGCATTTGGCAAGTCGTTGGATGCAATTAAAAAAACAGGTGGACAAATAGCCAATACATCATTGCAAAGTTTCAAGAGTGGTGCTAAAATAGCAGGTATAACAACAGCAGGACAGGCAGTGAATGATGCAATAGATAAAGAATTAAAGTCACCCATTGATTATGCAAAGCAAGCGGCTATTGAAACATTGAAGTTTGGAGTTGGCGGAACTATGGCGGGAATTGCAGGTAGGGCAATATCAAAGCCAACAGAAATGAACTTAGCCGCAATAAGTGAAGCAGGTAAAAATCCTGAGCCATTTTTAATGTCATTGGAAACAATGGAAAAGAATGGAAGTATTTCACCTGAACAAGCACAGCAGGTAAGAACCAATATTGAAAAGGCTAATAAGATATTCAAGTCATCACCAATACTTAATAATCCCGATATAACTGACAAGGTAAAGCGTGAATACTTATACAATACATGGGCTAAAAAAGATATTCAGGAATCAATGGCTGAACTACCACCAAAGATGGCTGAAAAAGCAGAGATGGAAGCAATGGTATTAGACCATAAAAATGAATTGCTTTT